CTGGTGAGATTGAAGAAAACAAACCACTCGCACAGGGGCAACTAGATGATGAGGATTGTGACTCTTGTAAAATCTAACAGGAGTATTACATGGCAAAGTCCATTACATCAAAGCAACTACATGTTCCAATCGTAACAGGAACATCTCAAGACATAAGACGTCCTAAACTATCGTCAATGAATAAGCATAAGAAGAGAAACTTTAAGGCATACCGTGGGCAAGGAAGATAATGCAATATATTAAAATTGATAGTGACATGTGGGCAGACGCAGGCAAAGTTTGGTTTGTGCATGAGTATACGACACGTGAAAATAGTACCGGCGTAACTCTTACGATTGAAGATACCACAACCGGTGAAATTCAGACACGGGTTGTTCCACAGAACCAAATCGAATGGCTCGAAGCGAAGGACTGGTAATGCTATACACAGGATCGGGGAATATACCTCATCACATCTATTGTTGGGTAGATTCTTCGTTCATTCGTAAAGATGCCAAACCAAACACATACGAACCTTGCATCTGGTTTGCATTGCATGCTAAAGCTGGTCATTCTTGGGGTTGTCATGTGATGCTCGAGTGTGGAGCAGTTTGGCGTGGAGTTCCGCCGCATGCATTGGCATTCTCTCCAGATCCAGAAACACTTTGGCATCTCGAAGACACACAAGTGTGGGATTGCTACGGAGATCAGTTTTCGGTATTGATATATAACTATCTACACAGCCAACAAGCAGAGATTCGAAAGAGCGGCCTTTTTGGCCGTTATCTTTTTACAGTGATTCCAATGCATGATGGATATTCACAAGATCCTTCTCAGTCGAAGGAATTTATGTTTATTCAATTAGACAATGGCAGACTGACTATCATGCCGACAAACGAACTTCGATTCCATGATAAATCATATACCGAAGGCGATTGGCCTAAGGACCTTAAATTAAATACCAGCACCTGGAGAGTTGAATGACAGTTTTTTCAAACGAAATGTTTGATGCTACAGAACAGACTTGTTTCTTCGGAAAGCAAGTTAATATTGCCCGTTACGATAAGCAACGTTACAATATCTTCGAGAAGCTGACAGATAAGCAACTCGGATTTTTTTGGCGGCCAGAAGAAGTAGATCTGTCAAGAGACGGCAAAGACTTTAAAGGGTTAAGCGACCATGAAAAGCACATCTTTACAAGCAATCTCAAGCGTCAGATTCTTCTTGACTCTGTACAAGGACGTGCGCCTGGCCTGGCGTTTCTACCGATTTGTTCGCTCCCCGAACTCGAAACCTGGATCCAAACATGGACATTTTCCGAAACGATTCATAGTCGATCCTACACTCATATCATTCGAAACGTTTATTCAGATCCGTCAAGGGTATTTGACGAGATGCTCGACATCCAAGAAATAGCCGATTGCGCTCATGACATTAGTAAATACTATGACGATCTGATTGCATTTAATAGCAATATGCGATATAATTATGATCACAAGAAAGCTCTCTGGCTTTGTTTGAATGCCGTGAATGCGCTCGAAGGAGTTAGATTCTACGTCTCCTTTGCTTGTAGTTGGGCTTTCGCCGAAGTTAAGAAGATGGAGGGTAACGCCAAGATTATCAAGCTCATTGCACGGGATGAGAACGTACACCTTGCTTCGACTCAGCAGCTCCTTAAGATTCTACCGAAAGAGGATCCAGACTTTGCGAAAATTGCTGAAGAAACAAAAGACGAGTGCATTACGATGTTCAACAAGGTTGTCGAACAGGAAAAGGCTTGGGCGAAGTATCTATTCAAGGACGGGTCAATGATCGGCTTAAACGAGCAATTGCTTTGCGACTATGTAGATCACATCGCGGCTAAAAGAATGGGTGCCATCGGACTGAATGGTAAACCTGGTGTGAATCCGCTTCCATGGACACAAAAGTGGATTTCAGGTTCTGATGTACAGGTTGCGCCGCAAGAAACAGAAATTACTAGCTATGTGATCGGTGGAGTGAAAAAAGACGTTGATGAAAATACATTTAAAGGATTCACACTATAATGGATTGGATAACTTGCCCCTCATGTGAAGAGGAATTCAAAATAATTACAGAAAATACAACTCTTCCAGAATATTGCCCATATTGTTCAGCTGAGCTTCATCTTGAAGATCCCTTTGATGAAGAATATGAAGAATAAATAGATCTTTCTACTGATGGAATGTGATCTATGAATTCATGGTTATACGAAGACAAAGAATTTACTGATGTTGAAGATTATTATGGCTTCATATATCTCATCGAAAATTTGGTAAACGGCAAAAAATATATCGGTCGTAAGTATCTGACCAAAGCCGGATACAAAACTGTTAAAGGCAAACGAAAGAAGCTTCGCGTAGAGTCCGATTGGCGAGACTACTACGGATCTTCTACTTCCCTCAAAGAAGATGTTGATCTCTACGGAAAAGATAGCTTTCGTAGAACCATCTTAAGACTCTGTAAGGGTCGCGGAGAATGTAATTATTTTGAAACTAAATATATATTCGATACAGATGCTATCTTAGATCCTCAATATTATAATAATTGGGTATCTTGTAAAATTCAGGCAAGCCACGTCAAGGCTTTAATTTTCAACCCCGAACAGGAGAATTTATGAGGTGGGTAAGGTACTAGAACACAAGCACTTAATTGTCAGAGCGGAATTAAGTAATCCTCCACGATGCACCGCAGCAATTAATGCGTGGATGCATAGACTAGTAGAAATAATCGATATGAAGGTTCTCATGGGTCCTTATTCGGTTTATTCAGATATGGTCGGCAACCGCGGTCTAACCGCAGTGACTATTATCGAGACAAGTCATATTGCTCTTCATGTTTGGGATGAGTGTGAACCAGCACTTGCTCAGTTGGACGTCTATACCTGTAGCACACTGAATATTGATGACGTGTTCAAAGCTATTGAAGCCTGGAACCCTACAAAAGTAGAGTATAAGTACATAGACAGAGAAAAAGAGTTGTCTTTAATTGATAAACGTGTTATATAATAGGTGTATGAACAATAAAAATGAGGTGTTATAATGGGTAAGAAGAGAACGCGTGCTAAGTTAGTATCAAAAGGTGCTCGGCGATCAATTGTTGCCGGAGTAAAAGAAGTTCGTCGAGGAAGAAGTGAAGGCGAAAAAGCTTATAATAAACTGAAAGCTTGGAAAAGAGGTCAGAATCCTTGGATTACTATCGCAGGTCCATCTTCAGATAAGAGCTTTATTAGAGTACGTGCAAATACGGTGTACGGAGATCCGAAGCGAGTATCATATGGAATTTATGCAAAAGCAGGCACAAATGACTAAGAATATTCTAATCTATACGAAAGACAATTGCCCTTATTGTGTACAAGCGAAAAACTTGTTTACAAATAAAGGAGAACAGTATATAGAAAAGAAGATAGGAAAAGATCTTACGCGCGAAGAGTTTATGGAAAGCTTTCCAGATGTAAGAACGGTTCCTTTCATTATTATCAATGCAGAAAAGGTGGGTGGTTATGATAAACTCGTTGAATGGTACGACAGACCAGAACGATCGTTCTTGGCAGAATGAATATTTAAAGGGCGTTCTTCAAACTGGAATCGCAATTGTAACCTTCTTAAAGAAGGATGGCACGCAAAGAGTTCTTCGTTGTACTCTGTCACCGACAGAACTTCCAGCGCAGACAGATCTCGAAGAAGTCGTGCAGAAGAAGACACCAAATCCTGATGTGCTCGCTGTATGGGATCTCGAAAATAAGGGATGGCGTTCATTTCGCTATGACACGATTCTTGGATTTTCAGTCGAATGATTTACATGGTAGATATTGACCAGACCATCTGTCGTACTCCTTTCACAGATGGTCAACATCGTTATGGTCTTGCCATTCCGCTTAAGCATCGTATTGAAGAGATAAATAGACTATACGATCAAGGCCATACCATTATCTATTGGACGGCTAGGGGATCAGGATCCGGACTAAATTGGACCGCACTTACTAACAAACAACTTAATGATTGGGGCTGTAAGTTTCACGAAGTTCGGCTCGGAAAACCGTCATACGATGTGTGGATTGATGACAAAGCATTTAATGATAAAGAGTTCTTTAAGAATCAAGACATCGAATACCTCTACGATGACTATTTAGTGAATGGATATAAAAATTATGAACAACCAAGACCTAATTGAATTAAATGAACTGAATAAGGAATCGAATGGCGGAACAGAACTTACCACTCGAAATCTCTTCAACCGACTTACTCGAGATGAACTCGACGGTGTCCAAATTATCACTGCTCGCGTCCGTAACCTTTATCCTAACAGAATTAAGATCTACCATTTACATGATCTCGCCGGCGATCCCGAAGCTTCACATCTTCAAGATCCAGCTTCTCGAGCTCGCTTTCAAAAGTTAGTCTTCAGTTCGAACTGGCAGTATCAACAGTATCGCGATTATCTTGGAGTTCCATATAGCAATCATTCGACAGTTATCGAAACAGGTGTCGATCCTATTCCACTCGTTGACAAGCCAAAGGATAAGATTCGTCTCATCTATACGTCCACGCCGCATCGTGGATTGGAGATTCTGGTTCCTGTATTTTGCGCTCTCGCCGAGAAATATCCGAATATTGAGCTAGACGTCTTCTCTTCATTCGGTATCTATGGCCCTAGCTGGGAGGGACGCGACGAAGCGTACAAGCCACTCTTCGATAAGATGAAGGAGCACCCACAGATCAATTACCACGGTTGGGCAGATCAAGAAACTGTTCGAGCTGCATATCAGCGTGCTCATATCTTTGCTTATCCATGTATCTGGCCTGAAACTTCGTGTCGTTCATTGATTGAAGCCATGTCTGCAGGTTGTCTTGCAGTTCATCCCAACTTCTCTGCTTTGACTGATACCTCAGGCGGTCTTACAGTTCAGTATGACGGAGATCATGAGAATCCAAATCTGCATGCCAACATCTTTGCTCATACTCTGATGTATGCCATCGAGAACGTGCAGAATAACGACATTACTAATATGATGTCATTTGTCAAAGCATACGCAGACACTCGTTTCGGCTGGGATTCAGTGATTCCCAAGTGGAAGGGACTCATCGCTTCGTTAAAGGAACAACACCGTGATATTGGCCAAGGCACCACTCAGAGTTAGTTTTTTCGGTGGTGGTAGCGATATCCCCACACACTTTGCAAAGTGGGGTGGAGCAACCATCTCGACAGCCATCGACAAGTATGTCTATGTGGCAGTCATGTACACTCCTCATGATCATATCAAAATTTCTTATTCGAAACAAGAGTGTGTTACCGACGTAGAAGACATTCAGAATGAAATAGTTCGGAATGCTCTCAAGTTCTTCGGTATCAAATCCAACATTGAGATCACATCATTCGCAGATATTCCTACGATTGGTAATGGTCTTGGCGGATCGTCTGCTTTTACTTGCGCCCTGATCAAAACATTATCTGCCTATCTTGGCTACGAATACGTAAATCCTTATCTTATTGCAAAGACTGCATGTCACATCGAGATCGATCTGTGTGGTTGGAAGATCGGTATGCAAGATCAGTTTGCATCCGCGTTCGGTGGTATGAATTATATCGAATATACCAACGAACTTGGTAATAATCGTGTAGATGTTAAGAGACTCGATTCGAATAGCATCGAGAACTATATGATCTTAATTCCAACTCATATCGAACATCACGCAGCGAAGATCCTCGATAATATTAATTTCGAAGCCAAGACATTTGTTATTCGTGAGCTCTCCAATATGGCAAAAATGCAAGGCACTCAACGAGTGAATAACAACGAATATGGAAGACTACTAAATTCTGCTTGGGTGTTGAAGAAACAAATGAGCGACGACATCTCTTCAGAAGAGATAGATAGTATGTACGATCGATGCCTAGGCGCAGGCGCATTTGGATCTAAACTTCTCGGAGCAGGCGGGGGCGGATATATGTTGGCACTCACAGATTCTAAGAGTCTAATCCGCAAAGAATTTTCAGATCGTACTTGCCTCGACGTAGGCATTTCACACGAAGGAGCACGAGTTGTCTATCGAGACTGATATCATATTCGATCATCTTGGCCTGATTAATATTGGGTTTGCGAGCATTGATCATGAAGAATTTAAAAAAGCTGCCGAACTGATTTGGCTGACAAGTATTTCGAATCATCGTAACAACATTTATACAATTGGTAACGGTGCTTCTGCTTCGATCGCCCAACATTGGGCGTGCGACTACACAAAGGGTTGTAAGAAAGGTGGATTACGACCAAGAGTTATCTCATTGGCCGCAAATATTCCATTGATGACTGCCATCTCCAATGATATCAGTTAC